CATGTGGTGGTGGGCGAGCCGCTGCTGATCTGCGAGGGCTGGGCCACGGGCCTGAGCCTGCGCATGGCCCTGGAGCGCAAGCTGCCCGTCTTCGTGGGCCTGGACGCCGGCAACCTGCTGCCCGTGGCGCAGCTTCTGCGCGGCCTGCACCCGCAAAGCCCGTTGCTGATCTGCGCTGATGACGACTGGCGCACCGAGGGCAACCCTGGGCGCCTGAAAGCGCACCAGGCCAGCCGCACCGTGGAGGACTGCCACTACACCTGGCCGATCTGGGCCCGCCTGCCGCGCGGCCCCAAGGACACGGATTTCAACGACCTGCACTTGAGTGCAGGCCTGGGCGTGGTGCGGCGGCAGCTGCGGCACGCCTTCTACGTGCTTGGCTCAAGCGTGCTGGAACCGCTGAATGTCGCAGCCTGACAACGTCATCCGAATGGCAGAAGAACCTCCCACCCCACCGGCCGGCGCAAACGCGCCCATCGAGGGGGGAGGGGGCTTGCATGAGCTGCTGTCTCAACTGGTGCGCATGGCCGGCGTGGAGGGCAAGCGCCCGCGCGCTGCAGCGCCAGGCCGCCCACGCAAGGCCCGCACCGCCAACCCTGGCGCGGTGGGCCGGCTGCTGGAGAGCTTCGCGCTGATCTACGGCACGCAGACCGTGTGGGACGACGAGACGCGGCGCATCGTGCCGGTGCAGGCGCTGCGCCTGGCCATGACGAATGACGCCGTGAAGGCCTGGCTGAACAGCCCGGAGCGGCGCATGGTCAAGCCCGAGGAACTGCAGTTCGAGCCCGGGCGCGAGCTGGAGGCGCCCCGCATCAACCTGTTCGACGGCTTCGACATGCAGCCCAAGAAGGGCGACTGCCGGCCCATCATCGAGCTGCTGCAGTACCTGTGCGGCGAGAGCGCGGCCACGCCCGAGGGCTGCGCCGAGGTGTGCGCCTGGGTGCTGCGCTGGCTGGCCCTGCCGCTGCAGCGCCCGGGGGCCAAGATGCGCAGCGCGCTGGTGTTCCACGGGCCCCAGGGCGCGGGCAAGAACCTGCTGTTCGAGATCGTGGCCGGCATCTACGGCAAATACGCCATGGTGGTGGGCCAGGACCAGCTCGAAGACAAGTTCAACGACTGGGCCAGCATGAAGCTGTTCTTGATCGGTGACGAGGTGGTGGCCCGCCAGGAGCTCTACCACCACAAGAACAAGCTGAAGGCCTTCATCACCGGCGAGACGATCCAGATCAACGCCAAGATGATGCCGCTGCGCACCGAGGCCAACCACTGCAACGTGGTGTTCCTGAGCAACGAGCAGCAGCCCCTGGCCCTGGAGCCGGGTGACAGGCGGTACATGGTGGTCTACACCCCGCCCCGCGACGAAAAGGGCCTGTATGCCCGCGTGGCCGAGTGCCTGGGCAAGGGCGGTGCCGCGGCCTTCTACAACTTCCTGATGACCGTGCCGCTGGACGGCTTCGACGAGTTCCAGATCCCGCCTATGACGCGGGCCAAGGAAGACCTGATCGAGCTGGGCCTGCGCCCGCAGGAGCGCTTCGTGCGTGAGTGGGTGGCTGGGTATCTCCCCCTCCCTCTGCGGGTATGCAGTACCGAGCAGCTGTACCGCGCCTTCCAGCGCTGGGCCCAGGCCACGGGTGAGCGGTTTCCACCGGCGCAGGTGGTCTTCAGCAAGGGGGTGGAGAAGGCGGCGCGCGGCAAGCTGCGCTGCCACAGCGTCAAGCTGGACCAGGGGCAGAACGGCAAGCAGGCCATCCGCGTGTGGATACCGGGCGATGCTGGCCCGCCAGACGGCCAGACCATGGGCGAGTGGGCCAAGGACAGCTGCGTGGCCTTCGAGAGCGACATGGCGCGCTTCAGCCGGCACTTCGGCGGCGGAAAGGGCGAGGACGGCGACACATGACACGCCCCACCGGTTACGCGGGTTGCGCGGCGGTTGCGCGGCGGTTGCGCCGGAAACCCGCGTGGTTACGTGAGTTGCGCGACTTTCGCGCGCACGCACACATGAGCAAAACACCCAAAGTGTTTTTTCACCAGCAACCTTCAAACGCGCGTTTTCGCGTAACTCGCGCAACCACGTGCATATGTCGCGCAACCACTCGCGCAACCTCCGCGCAACCTACACCCCCATCACGTAACCAGACCATGAATGAGAAGAAGAGAGGCGGGTTGAGGGATGAGATGCCTGGTGCTGCGGCTTTGGTGGACGAGCTGCGGCTGATGTTCGGCCAGGCCTGGGTGGATGCCGCGCTGCGCGAAGGCCTGCGCCTGCAGCGTGAGCACGCCAGGCGGGCCGCAGAGCAGGGCCAGGCTGCCGCAGACCAATGGCTGGACGCCCAGCCCCTCAAGGCCCCAGCCATTCGCGTGGCTGAGGCCGGCAAGGTGGTGGGCGCCCTGGTGGGCAACAGGCCGGCACGGCTGGCTGCAAGGGGCAGAGCATGAGGATCACCCTCGAATCCAACATCGCCCAGGTGCGGGCCCAGGTGGCGCAGTTCTCCGATCGGCGCTTCAAGGCCGCCATGGCCACGGCGCTCACGCGCACGGCGGTGCAGGTGCGCGCAGGCGTCCAGGCCGAGCTGCCCCGCGTGCTGGACCGGCCTACGCCTTACACGCTCAGGCAACTGCGCTACGTGGGTGCATCGGCCGACCGGCTGGCTGCAGCCGTGGGCTTCAACGTGGTGAGCGTCACCGATGAGCGCGGCGCCCGCATCGGCTTCCGCGACCTGGGCCAGGGCGAGACGCCGGCCGGCAAGTACCTGCAGCCCAACATCGACGGCGGCACGCGGCGCGTGAAGCGGCTGGAGGAAGCCCTGCGCGCCCAGGGTGCGCTGCCTGATGGCTGGCTGGTGGTGCCAGGCCAGGGGGCTTTCATTGACGCCTACGGCAACGTGGCCCGCAGCCAGGTGGTGCAGGTGCTGGCACAGCTTCGCATCCAGCTTCTGTCGGGCACGACGCGCAACATGAGCTTCAACGCCCGCAAGCAGATCACTGCGCAGCGCAAGGCCGGTGGCCGCTTCTTCGTCATCCCGCCCGGCAATGGCAAGCAGCAGCCCGGCATCTACCGGCGCGAGTTTCTGAGCCGGAATATTGAGCCAATCTTCATCTTCGTGCGCGGCGCCACCTACCGCCGCCGCTTCGACTTCGACGGCCTGGCCAAGCGCCTGGCCGACCAGACGCTGCCGGGCGAAGTGCAGCGGGCCGTGAACGAAAGCCTGGCGCGTCTGTCGGCCAGGTCAGGCGCATGACCAGCCACCGCCCACCCCCCCGGTTCGGGTCCTCCCTGGCACCTGCCAGCGCGGGTAATTCGGACCCCGCGTTTTCGCTAGTTGGTCCGCTGCGGACTTTGTACGCCTAGGGGTTCGCTGATGCCTGTCGGTACGGTCCAGCTCATCACCCAGGCCGAATATGCCCGGCGTCGCGGGTGCACCGAGGGCGCCGTGCGGCGCGCGGTGCGCGATGGGCGCATCAGCCTCATCAACGGGAAGATCGACCCCGTGGCCGCTGACGCGCAGTGGGCGCGCAACACCCGCGTGCGGGCGGGCAGCCGGGCCACGGATGACGTGAACCTCAGCGGCAGCGGCAGCACGGGCGGCACCGCTGGCGGTGACGATGACGACGAAGACAGCGCCTCCGGCTACTGGAAGAGCCGCGCCAGGCGCGAGCGCGCCGAGGCCGAGCTGGCCGAGCTCAAGCTGGCCGAGCTGCAGGGCCAGCTCGTGCGCGCCGATGACTGGGCTGCCGCCCTGGCCAAGCGCGCCGCCGCCTTCCGCGAAGGCCTGCTGCAGATCCCCGCCCGCCTGTCGGCCCAGCTTGCTGCGGAGTCTGACCAGGCGCGCATCCATGCCCTGCTCGAAGACGAACTGCGCCAGGTGATGTCGCAGCTCACCGCGGCCACCTGACGAACTGAATCGGAGATGGAATGCCGGAAAAAGTGGTCATAGGGAACGCGGAACTGTGGCACGGAGACTGCCGCGAGGTGCTGCCGCTGCTGCCTGCGCACGATCTTCTGTGTACCGACCCGCCATATGGCATTGGGCAAGACGGCGGCGCCCAGCGCACACGCGGCAGCAAACGCACGAACGGTGACAAGCTGGGATGGGACAACGAGCGCCCACCCGCTTGGCTGTTCGGTCTGATGATTGAGAAGACCCCTGCAGCCGTGATTTGGGGAGGGAACTACTTTGCGGACATGCTGCCGGCCAGCATGGGTTGGCTGTATTGGGAAAAGCGCATGGGCGGCGATTTCGCCGATGGAGAACTGGCGTGGACGAGCATGCACCGTGCTCTGAGGCAGTTCAGCTACTACAAGAAGAACCCCGGCGACGAGCACCCTACACAGAAGCCGGTTGAGCTCATGCGCTGGTGCGTGAGCTTTGTGCCCGCTGCGCAAACGGTGCTCGACCCATTTATGGGCAGCGGGACAACCGGCGTAGCGTGCGCGCAGCTTGGCAAGGCGTTCACCGGCATCGAGCGCGAGCGCAAGTATTTCGACATCGCCTGCGAGCGCATAGCCCGCGCCCAGGCCCAGGGCACGCTTCTGCCGCCCGAGCCCGCGCAAGCCCCAAAGCAGCACGGCCTAGCGCTTGAAACCTGACGAATGGGCGCCCGCGACCTCCCGCACCAGCTCGTTGACGCGCAGCAGCGCGTCGATGAGATCCTGCGCGAGTTCGCGGCCATGCCGGCGCGCATCGGCGTCTCCACCTGGTCCGAGCGCTCCATCATCCTCAGCGCCAAAGACAGCGCCGAGCCCGGCCCCTACCGCGCCGCGCGCACGCCCTACGCCAGCGAGCCGATGGACTGCCTCAGCCAGCACAGCACCGTGGAAGAGGTGGTGCTGATGTGGGGCGCGCAGACCGGCAAGACCCGCATCGGCTCCAACTGGCTGGGCTACCTGGTGGACACCAACCCCGGGCCGGTGATGATCGTGCAGCCCACCATCGACATGGCCAAGCGCTACAGCCGCCAGCGCCTGGCGCCCATGATCGAGGAAAGCCCCGCGCTGCGCCGCAAGGTGCGCGAGAACCGCAGCCGGGATGACGCCAACACCACCCTGCTCAAAGAGTTCGCCGGCGGCTTCATGGCCGTGGCCGGCGCCAACAGCGCCGCGGGCCTGCGCTCCATGCCCGTGCGCGACTTGTTCCTGGACGAAATCGACGGCTACCCGCTGGACGTCGATGGCGAGGGTGACCCCATCAAGCTGGCCGAAGCCCGCCAGTCCACCTTCAGCCGCCGCAAGCGCCTGCTCACCAGCACGCCCACCACCAAAGACTTCAGCCGCATCGAGGGCCGCTACCTCGCCAGCGACCGCGCCCGCTACCACGTACCGTGCCCGCACTGCCAGGAGCTGCAGCCGCTGGACTGGGGCACCGACAAGCCCCACGGCCTGAAGTGGGACCGCGACTCTGAAGGCCGCGCGCTGCCCGACACCGTGCGCTACGTCTGCCGCGCCTGCGGCGCCGAGATCCGCGAGCACCACAAGCCCGCCATGCTGGCCGGTGGCCGCTGGGTGGCTGAGAACCCCGGCGCCGCCGCCGGCCGCGTGCGCGGCTTCCAGCTCAGCAGCCTCTACAGCCCGCTGGGCTGGCTGAGCTGGGCCACGCTGGTGACCGAGTGGGAAACCGCCATCGCCGCCAGCCGCACGGGTGACATCAGCCTGCTGCGCGTCTTCGTCAACACCCGCCTGGCCGAAACCTTCGAGGAACAAGGCGACCGCGCCGACGAGCACGCCCTGCGCAAGCGCGCCACCGATGTGCCCCTGCGCCAGGTGCAGTGGGGCCACTTCGTGCTGACCATGGGCGTGGACACCCAGGGCGACCGCATCGAGGCCTACCTCTGGGCCTGGGGCCGCGGCATGCAGCGCCAACTGGTGGACCGCGCCGTCTTCTACGGCGACCCCGGCCAGGCCGAAAGCGAACCCGGCAGCGTGTGGGCCCGCCTCACCGAATACCGCCGCACCCCCGTGCTGCACGCCAGCGGCCGGCCCGTGCCCATCATCGCCACCATGATCGACTCGGGCGGCCACCACACCCAGGCCGTCTACGCCTACGCCCGCGCCCACCAGCACGCGCACGTGTACGCCGTCAAGGGCCAAAGCCAGGCCGGCAAGGCCATCCTGGGCAAGCCCTCGGATGTGGACGTGAACTGGCGCGGCAACAAGATCAAGGGCGGCGTCAAGCTCTGGCCCATCGGCACCGACACCGCCAAGGCCGAAATCTACGGCCGCCTGCGCACCGAGCAGCCCGGCCCCGGCTACGTGCTCCTGAGCCGCCTGCTGCCGCCCGAAGTCTTCGAGCAGCTCACCGCCGAGCGCCTGGTCACCAAATACGTCAAAGGCCGCCCGCGCCTGGAGTGGGTCAAGCCCAACGGCCGCCGCAACGAAGCGCTCGACTGCGCCGTCTACGCCCTGGCCGGCGCCCACTTCGCCGGCATCGACCGCTGGAAAGAGGGCGACTGGCTCAAGTGGCAGAACCGCGTGGAAGAGCGCAGCCTGTTCGACGAAGCGCCGGCCGCGCCCGCGCCCCAGGCCGCGAGCGCGCCCATGTCAGCCGCGCCGCAGCCTGCGCCCGCCCAGGCCGGGCCGACTGCGCCCCAGGCCGTGCCCACCGCCCCCCAGGCCGTGCCCACCGCCGCCCCCGTGCCCCAGCCCCGCTTCCGCATCAACTACCGCCGTTGACCGCCATGCCCAAAGCCGCCGCCCCCGCACCCGCCGCCCCGCCGCCCCGCATGCCCTGGGACGAAGCCGGCGCCGGTGACGACATCGTGGCTGACATCCTGCAGCGC